TCATATTTAAATACTGGACCTGATGGTGCTATAGATTGAACAATACCTCTTATAAGTAACATATGACTTGCTAATTTTCTAGCTCTTTCTAATGATTCTTGTTCTGCTGCAGGAGAACTATCATCAAATATACCTGTAGTATTCATAGCTCTAAGTACTGTTTTAACTTCATTTGAATATTGTCTTTCTAAATCTTTATCTATTGAACCACCTGCAGCAAGTATCTTTTTAAACCAATTAGGCATTGCAGATGTAACATAAAATCTAGGGTCATACCATTCTCCTTCAGGTCTTCCATAAGGAAAGAATGCTTCATCAATAGATTGGCTAGTTGGTAGTACTGCACTAGCAGGAAGTTGTGCTAATGGTCCTAATCCTGGAACTACAGAACCTGCAACCATATTTAATCCACTTGCATATCCTACCATTTTAGCTTTAACTCTAGGAGTGCCAATATCAGGTCTTCCTGTTATTGGATTAATACCTATATCTGATTCATCAGGATTATTAAGTGCTCTATCTACATTAAATCCTAAATCAAAACCAGCCATGTTATACATTTCTTGACCTGTTTGTGGGTCTGTAGTAAAGAATCCTTCATCTTCTTCTGTACCAAATACACTAGGTTTTCTAAATGCTTCTGTTGTTCTTTGTAACTTTCTACCAAATAACATTTTTTGTGTTTTTAATAACTTAGTCCATGTTCCTGCAATTTCCATATAGACTTCTGCGAATGGGAATATAAGTCTTAGTTGGTCAGATATAACATGTCTTTTGTTCAAATCATATAGCAGACCTTTTGTTTCTTGTAAAGCATATGACTTAGCTAAATCATCTATAGCTCTTAAGTCATCTACAGTTATAGCTTTAGTGACATCTGCTTTACCCATTGTCTCTAAATTTTTAATAAGTTTCTTAGCTTTAGAGCCAGGTAAACTTGTACCCATAACATCTTTAGCTTGAGCTAATATCTTAGCTCTTGCAGCATCATCCATATTTGCATATGCACCTTCTATAAATCTCCAGTAGAACTGTCTAAATGCTGATGACCTAGATAGTTCATTAGTAGGGACACCCATAAGAGTTGCATACATTGTTTCTATTAATTGGTCTGCTTTAGCTGCATATTCTCTATCAGCTTCAAACCTAGATGCTTTTACTTTAAAGTTATCTGATACAACATCTGTTTTATATTTATTTAACCAAGTAGAATATTTTCTAAACTCTGACCTTGACATTTTTCTATTAAATATCATGTCTTCGTATTGTTTAGATTTACTATTAAATATTTGTATACCATGTTCAGATTCATCTAAATGACCTCTGCCTATTTGTCTAAGTAATTCATGGTCTCCTGATTCTATAATTTGATATTCTATTACATGACTAGGATTCATAGGTCTAGGTGTTTCTAAGTCTAAAGGTATCTTCTTACCATCAGGTAATACTTCATGTGCTCTATATTTACCTCCAGTCTTAAGATGAACTCTAGCTACTACTGAATCAACATAACTATCAGACCATTTCTTATCTTCCATAATTAAAGCTTTTAGTTGTTTAGCATCATCATCACTATTAGCAACTAATGCTTTTCTCCATTTAGATAAGTCACCTGACCAAAATTCTTCTTTAATTTTATTTACGCTGTTTACAAAAGCTGGAGATGTTGGGTCTCCTACAACAGTAGCTGCTGCTAATCTAGAAGCTAACTCATCAGAATGTAACTGTAGTATCTCTGAAGTCCAAGCATTATAAAAACCTTTTTCACCTTTATTAATTACTTTAAATCCTCTAGCTCTTCTAGGGTCTATACCAAATAATATACCTGCGTGAGATTGTGTTAATGCTTGTTGATGTTCAACAGCTAATTCTAAAGATTCATCAAAAATATCTGTTTCACCTCTACCTAAATTAAAAGTATCTGCTAGATAATCATCTCTTACCATCTCTCGTTCTTTTTGTAAGAACTGTCTAGACCTTTGTGGTTTCCTACCTATTACCCAAGCAAATGCTGATAATGGATGAGCAAATACATTATCTAAATCTGCAGCCCACATTCTAAGCTGTTCTTCACCAACAACTCTTAGTACCCAAGCTGGTCTAATAAGAACAGAAGGTTTCCATATTCTCTGCATATATCCATCAGCTACTGCAGTTAATAGTCCTTCTGATATTTCGTTAACACCATCTTCATCAACATTCATTTTAATTCTTGTTCTTGCACTTTTAACCCAAAGCCTTACATTCTCTGTTAATGTTTTATCTTCTTTTAATGCAAGTTCTGCTAAATCTGTTATAGGTTTAGCTAGTAATTTATCAAAATCTTCGGCTGGTAAAGAACCTTTACCTCTTAGTCTTAATCCTAATTCTCTTAAAGGTCTAAATACTCTTAAGAATAATCTTGCATCAGGCATAGGAATAAACCCATCGTTGAAATACTCAGAGATAAGATGAGCTGTTGGTCTAGCTTTACTTACTTGATTTGTTTCTATCTTTTCTAAGATGTTTGTATTTTTAAGTTCATCTACTAATTCATCTAATAGAGTTCTTATTTCTCCTTCTGATATAGCTAATTCACCTAAATCATCTGTAGAAGTTAAATACTCATCTAATGTTCTAGCTAAACCACCTACAGTATTTTTAAGATTATCTGTAGATTCAGTTTGAAATATTATATCATCTAACAATGTCTTAAGTTTTGTAGCTTCTACTGGAGTTAAATCACTAGAACCTACAACTCCTAAATCATTAATCTTATTTGTTTTAAGGAAAGTTTGTATCTCTCTAATCTCATCAGGTGTATATACTTTATTAGGATTTACCACTATATGTGGTATGTTTCCTTGATATAAACCAGGAGATAAATCTGTTTGACTATCAACAGACTTAGATAAATTTCTTAATCTATTTTGCAAGTATTCATTTATTTTTGGTGCTTTAGTAGCTAATCGAGCACGACCAGTTCCTAAACCTGCTTTAGGTATTACAATAGTTCTACCATCATTTAAAGCTTTTTGAATATCTTCATCAATTATTTTAATTGCTTCATCATAATCAGCATCAGTAAGGAAAGCAGCATCATCTCTCTTAGGTGCTTTTTTAGTAGCAATACCAAATGCGTTAGGTTCGTCTCTAATAACAGCTTGACCACCTTTTCCTGTTCTTTGCCAGTTATCACCAAACAAATATATTTTGTCAGGATTAGCTCTAACAATATCAGGATTAACTGTATCTATAACTTCTAATTCTATTTTTTCTACATCATCCCATTTGCCATTCTCTAAAAAGTTTTTACTAGATTTAAGACCTTGACCTGGTGCTCCTGCACCTGATAATACAACTAATGCACCATCAGAGTTAGCTAAGTTATTTGCTGCAGCAGTTCTGTAATCAAAACTTCCTGGTTCTATTGCACCCCAATCCTTTTCAAGATTTCCATATTTAGGTTTATTAGCATTTAGTTTGTTTAATTCTTTAAATTTAGGAACATTATTTTCTAAATAAAATACTTGTTCTTCTACTTGTTGCTGTATTCTTGCTATATTTTCATCTAAGTTTTCTATAGCTTCATCTAAAGTAACTGCAGTTTTTCTACCTCTACCTCTAGTAATTTCTTCTGATATGTCATCAATTACTTTATCTCCAGTAACTTCATCTATGTAAGCTTCCCTTGTAATTGTTTTTGTTTCAAAAGCTTCTTTAGTTACAGGGTTGTTTAATTCGTCTGACTTTCTGCTATTAAGATAATTTAAAGCTTCATCTTTACTTACTGCCTTAGGTTCAACACCTCTTTGTTGTGCTATAGTTCTTTTAGCCCAAGCTATATTTGCACCTGTAGGTTCATACTTAGCTAGGATTCCTTCTTTTTGAGTAACTAAAGCTTGTCTAGCAGCATTCAAGTTTGAACCTTTTTTCTCTAGTTCTCCTAACTGAGTCATAGATAATTTAACTTTGCCTTGTATATTTTTAGGTAATTGATTCACTTCATCAGAAAGTTCTACTTTAATTCTATCTGCTTTAGTTCCCCAATCATATTCTGCTTTTGCTAAATCAGTATCTAAATTATCAGATAATCCAAGTTGCAACATTCTTTGTTTGTTTTGGTCATATCTACCTTGAAGTTGTAATGGTTTATATTCAACTTGCCATAATGGAAACCCCTTACCCATTCCTGCTTCGTTTAATATTCTTTGATAAGCAGCTTCAGTCCAACCTTCTTTAGAAATAATATCTTCTAGCAATACTCTTCTTTGTGGATTAGTAAATAAATCTTGTGGTAGTTTTCTAACTTTAGTAATTTGTACAGGTACTTCGTTACCTGCTTTATCAAAGAATGTTAATCTCTGACCAGTAAAAGGTAATGAAAATTCTTCTCCTACTTGTTTTCCAAAAGCTGTAGCCCATGCTCCAGCACTTCTTGTAGTAGATGTTCTCTTACCTTCCATAATTAATTTCATAGTAGAAGTTTCTACACCATAGATATTATCTGCTGGTGACATATTAAAATTCATAGGGTGTCTAGAAAAATTAGCTGTATCTAAATCTATTGGACTAACCTTGCCTGTATAACCATAAGGAACTCTACCAGTAGTACCGACACCTAATTCTTCTGCAATGTCTAATACTGCTCGTTCAGCTCCCTCATAATAACCACTATGTATTCTTTGAACTAATTGTCTAGCTTCAGGTTCTAATATATTGTTACTTGCATCTTGTATTTTTTGTAAGATAGTATCTATTTCATCTGAATCAATTGCTTTATTCTTTCTAAATTTAGAAACAATTCTTTCAGTAAGCATTCTTGTATCTTCAGGAGATAACTCTTCTGCTATTAATTCTCTAAACTCTTTAGGTATAATTTCATATTTAGAACCAACAAACCATTCAAGTTCACCTAACTCATTAACAAAATACATTCTTGTTTGGTCAATGGACGACATCCATTTACGAACACCTTTTACTAATTCTTCAGGTAAACCTACATTGGCAAACTTTTCTCCTATATGTGTTAATACTTGATTCCATATCTCAAGTACTTCATTCATATTTTCTATAGCATTAACTGGTTCTTCTATATCAGGATTTAATATCTTAGCTTTTTGTTTTGCTGCCATTTCTGATAATTTATCTAATGCAGGATTTGCAATACTATCATCTACTTTTGCAAATTTCATCCAATCTCTTAAATCAAAAAATGATTGATTTAAATCATTTACATAAAGTTTTGGTACAGGAAACTGAGCAAATATTCTACCTAGCTGTGTATCATTAATACCTTTTGATATTGCACCTTTCAAACCTACTGCTGCACCAAACTCTCCTCCAATAGCTCTACCTAATGTTGATGAAATCTTTCCTCTCATAACCATAGAGTTAGGGTCTAGTTTATTTAATACTTGTCTTTGTTCTATAGCATCAATAAGTAGAGATTGAACTTCATTTCTATTTTTAGAATTTTTTAAAGCAGCATGTAATGTTGCATCGCCTTGTCCTCTTAATAAGTTATTTATTCCTGTATAGTCATCTGTTAAAACAAATTGGTCAACTATCTTTTGACCTCCTTTTGTTTTAGTTACATACTCTGTAGCAGTAGGAACATGTACTGTTTTCCTTACTGAGTTATTAATAATTCCTGCTCTAGATACAACAAGAGATTGGTCAAGACTTCTTACTGCCTTACCAGCTTTATTTAAATATCCACCAAGTAATATTGCTGGGTCCATAAATAGTGTTATGGCACCATCAACAATACCTGACATTATATTGTAAGCTTGAGTTCCAGGTTCAACTACTGATGAAACTAACGGTGCTGCAGGAGTTAATTTAATAACTTGTCCATTTCTAGATTTAAAAGATAAACCTTCATTTCTTTCTCTAGCTGCATTAGTTATATCTTGACCATAATATGATTGAACAATTTCTTTAACTTCTTCAGGGTCTGCACCTCTAGCAACCATTTCTTTAAATATATCTGTATCTTCTGCTAGTGTTGAGTTACCAAAGTAACCTTCACCTAAGTTTACTTTTTCTCCTGCTGTTAATTTTTTAAGAGCTTCTCTACCAACTGAGGGACCCATTTGTTTTTTAATCTTCTGCCAATCATTCATTGCTTCTCTATTTGTATAAAGTTGCAACATAGCACCTGCAAATCCAATACCATCTTCATGTTTTTTATCATTTAAATATTTTTGTGTAGCTAACAAAGGTTTCTTAACTAACTCTTGTGCTGCAGATTCCATTCCTACAAATGCAGTTCTAACAGCTCCTCTAGCTACTGCTTTTGTTTTATCCCACCAAGTCTTTTCATTGTCTAACCATCTCTCTACTAATGGTGCTAGCTCAGGACTTTCTGTAGTTAATCCTATAAGAGATGCACCAACTAATACATCTTTAGGTAGATAGAAATGTTCTTGTATTAAACCTTGTAAGTTTTGTGATAACTGAGGATTTGATTCTACATAGCTAGTTAAAACTTTAGCTTGTTGTATCCTATTATCTTGGGCTTGATTTTCATAATCTTCCATGAATGGCGGTTGCCACCACCATCTTAATTCTGCCATGTAGCCCTCCTATAAATTTCTCAACAATGCTGCTATCTCTTTACTAGGCAATACTCTATACATTGCTTGTAATATCATATCTGCATCTTGAGCTAAGAAAGGTGCATCAGTAGCACTTAGTCTTGTATTAGACGGCTCAAACGGTCTCTCAGTGCTTCTATATGCGTCTTGCACCAATCTACCTAAGTTTTGAGGTGTTGTATTCTCAGGCGTTTCTACTTTAGGAGTTTCATCTTTTGGCATGGCAGCAGCATTTTCTAATCTCTCTAAGTCTGTTGCCTGACCATGATATTTTTCTGCTCTATATCTACTCAAAGGAAAAACCTCCAAACATTGGATTTTCATCAGGAACAAATACTATATCTATTCTTCCAAAACCTGGGATGTATGCTAATGATACAACATTAAAAGTTTGGTAGTCTAGTAAATGTCCATCTTGATTATCTGTTAAATATTCTTCTTCATAAACATGTTCTTCAGGAAAATTTCTAGCAACTATTTTTGCAAACTCTACATCTGATGGCTCAGGAATAGCCATTATCCTCCTCCTAACATAGCAGCTAGATTAGGAGGACCTTGAGGTCCTGCTGGTCCTGCTGCTCCTGCTTGTTGAGCCATCATCATAGCTTGTTCTTCAGGACTAGGTTGTTCACCAGCAGCACTAAAGAACTTCTCTAATATATTTCCAATCTTCTTAGGATTGTTATATATTTCCACAACAGCCATCATTGCTGAAGTATCTCCCTGTTGACCTTGTTGTAATAACATTTGGAAAAGAATTTCTTCTGTTTTCTGTTTAGTAATTCTTTCATTAATTTGTGTAAGATTATCTAAACCATCCATCTCAGCTTGCATTGTTTCTTTATCAATTATTCCAGCTTGAAGTAATTGCAATCCTGTAATAATTTTATTTGGTGCATCGAAAGAAGCCATAGCACCATATTTTCTTTTTGTAACATAGTTACTATCAATATCTCTATCAGGAGTATAGAACTCTGCAAAGGAAGCTCCTTTGTATGTTCCAGTCATAGGTTTGCGTTTATTACCTAGTAATATTTCGTCTAACTCTAATCTCTTAGTATCTACTTCCTGTAATGCGTATTCTAAAATAGTATGATACTCAGTTACCATTTGGCTTACACCTGACTCCAACTCTTCTAAACCTCTACCTGTTACAAATGAATTTGGAGATATAGCATCATCCTGAACAGGATAACCTGCAACAACTCTTAATTGTCTTTCAAGTCTTCCTACAGATTCAAATAACTGATAAGGTAAATTAGTTACAGGTTTAACAACTTGAGAACCTGGTGTTAAATAATTTATAGAGTGTCTACCTTTTCTATATTTACCTGATTCTATTTCTCCAACAATATTTGTTTCTGTAAAGACAGCGTCTTCCATAGCTATAACTGACAAGATATTAATCTTTGCCATAGCTGCCATTAAACCTACAACTTGGTCAAACTGACCTTGCAACTTATCGAAACTAAATCTTTTAGCTACAACAAATGCTGGTCCTGATTTAAGAACATTAGGAATAAAATCTACAATTTTCT